TGAAGTAAAAGAAGTATTGTCCCAAGTATCCACGGCCCTTGGAAAAAGAAGTTCAGGATTTAGTAAATACGAAAGAAGCCCTGTACATGAAGGCACACAAACACTAGGTGGTGGAGATAATTACCGTGAGTTTTTATTTACCCATAAACCGGGTAAACTACGATCAAGCGAACCCAACTATACTTATGCTCATGAGTTTGGTATGGAACGAGGACAGAGAGCTGGTGGTGTAGTTCACACACGTGTATCAGACAGAACAGATCAATTTGGTAGAAGAATAATGCATATAGAAGAAATACAATCTGATATGCACCAACAAATTAATATGGCACAGCGTGCCTTAAAAAAACAAGATGCTGTATTTAAAGAACAAGGTTTAACCCCTAAACAAGCTTACAACAAAATGAGTGCTAATGAGAAAAAAACTTATGATGATTTAGTAAAATCCAGTAAATACGCGCCACGACAAGATGTTAAGCTTAAAAAAGAAATAAATGCTAATGAACAACAGATGCGTTTAATACAATCAAAAATAGAGGATTTATTAACTAAACCTCAAAACAAAGCGACACAAATTAGGTTGGTAAGACTTAATAAAGAAAGAGCTAAGATTAGAAGAATTTTAGAAGAGGAAAAAACAAAATTAGCCGAATCTACAGATACCACAGGAATACCAGAAGGACCACTTCGAAAAAGTGAAGACTATAATGAATTTGTTATAAAATACTTGTTGCGTGTAGCAGAAGAAGGTGGTTATGATGGGTTATCTATTTCTACTCCAGCTATTAAAAATCTATCATTAAGGCCAGGTAGTAGAGACTTCGTTGGGAACTTAACCGCATATGGACCAATAGCAGGTGGAGCAATGAAAAAAGCTGCAAAAAAAGTAGGTGCAAAATTTATGAAAACTGCTATAGTTGACAATCAAAAAAGGGGATGGGAGATTCCAATGATATTACTAAAAGAAAACAAAACTGCTAAAGATATAATTAAAAAAGGTACACCTATTTATAAAAAAGGTGGATCAGTAAAAGGTAAAAAATAATGGCTGAAAATCCAAATAACAATATAGAAAAAGCTTTAAGTTCTTTAACAGACGCTCTAGAGATAGAACCTACTGGAGAAGAAATACAACTACAAGATGACGTTATGGAAAAGAACGTGGAAATCATGGATGATGGAAGTGCTGTCGTTGGTGAAGGAGAAGAAATTCTTGATACGTCAAATATACCATTTAATGCTAATCTAGCAGATTACATAGATGACACAGAACTAATGAGATTTTCTGGTGATCTAATAAACGATTTCGAAGCGGATAAAGATTCAAGGAAAGACTGGGAAGACTCCTACGTCAAAGGCCTTGACATGTTAGGATTCAAATATGAAAACCGAACAGAGCCCTTCGAAGGAGCGTCCGGGGTCGTACACCCCTTACTCGCTGAGTCTGTAACTCAATTTCAAGCTCAAGCGTATAAGGAACTTCTCCCCCCAAGCGGCCCCGTACGAACTCAAGTTATAGGACTCTCCACCCCTGAAGTACAAGATCAAGCAAAAAGAGTTCAACAATTTATGAACTATCAAATAACAGAAGTTATGCAAGAATATGATCCAGATATGGACCAACTGTTATTTTATTTACCACTTTCAGGTTCTGCTTTTAAAAAAATTTATTATGATGCATTGATGAAACGTGCGTGCGCAAAGTTTGTAACTGGTGAAGATCTAGTAATAAACTATATGGCAACTGATTTAGAAAATGCAGCTAGAGTTACACACGTTATTAAAACAAACGGTAACGATATTAGAAAACAACAATTACAAGGTTTTTACAGAGACATAGCTATTACAACAGGACAAGTAGAGACTTCTGAAGTACAAGAAAAAGTAAACACTTTAGAAGGTGTACAACGTGAATATGGACAAGATGAAGATGAGCATACTCTTTTAGAAATGCACATTACAACAGACGTACCAGGTTTTGAAGATACATCAGGTGTTAAACTTCCCTTTATCATAACAATAGATCAATACTCTGGAGAAATTTTATCTATTTATAGAAATTATAAAGAGGGGGATGCAGATTTTAGAAAAATTTCCTACTTTGTACATTACAAGTTCCTCCCAGGCTTAGGCTTTTATGGCTTCGGTCTAATACACATGTTAGGTGGGTTATCAAGAACTGCAACAAGTGTTTTGCGACAATTAATTGATGCAGGTACTCTTGCTAACTTACCAGCAGGATTTAAAGCTAGAGGTATGCGAATACGTGATGATGATACACCATTACAACCAGGTGAATTTAGAGATGTGGATGTAACTGGAACTTCTATTAAAGAATCACTACTACCACTACCTTACAAAGAACCAAGTGCAACTTTATTTCAATTATTAGGTTTTGCTGTTGATGCAGGAAAATCTTTTGCCGCTATTGCAGATATGAAAATGGGAGAAGGAAACGAACAAAATCCAGTTGGTACAACAATGGCTCTTCTTGAAAGAGGAACTAAAGTTATGTCAGCTATACATAAACGTTTACATTATGCACAAAAAGTTGAGTTTAAATTATTAGCTAAAGTATTTCAATTATACTTACCACCAGAATATCCGTATCAAGTTGTAGGTGGTAATCAAATGATTAAACAACAAGATTTTGATGACAGAGTAGATGTCATTCCTGTTTCTGATCCTAACATATTTTCTATGGCACAACGTGTTACATTAGCACAACAGCAGTTACAATTAGCTACAGCTAACCCTGGACTACACAATATGCGTGAAGCATATAGAAGAATGTATGATGCAATGGGTGTTGATAATGTTGATTCTATTCTTAAACCGGATCCAGAATTACCACAACCAATGGGCCCTGCTACAGAAAATGCGGGTGCTATGAATGGTAAAGGACCTAAAGCTTTTCCATTACAAGATCATCAAGCACATATACAAGCGCATGCTGAATTTATGTTTACACGTATGGTACAGATAAATCCTCAGATTTATTCAATGCTACAAGCACATATTTGTGAACACATTTCTTTGATGGCTGGAGCGCAAGTTGAAGAAGAATTTAAAGAACAAAGTGAGCAATTAAAACAAGCACAGCAACAAGCACAACAAAATCCTCAAATGGCGCAACAAGTAGAACAACAAATGCAGCAATTAATTAATCAAAAAGCTGCTAAACAAGCTCAAATAGAAGCTGAAATGACTATGAAATTAGCTCAAGATGAGGAAGCTAGAATTAGCAAAGAAGCTCAAGATCCTCTTGTTAAACTTAAACAACAAGAATTAGATCTTAAAGCTATGGAAACTCAAATGAAAGTTCAGAAAGACATGATGATAGAAGGAGAAAAATTAGATATCGAAAGAGATAAAGTAGAATCTGATGCAACTATCGGTATAATGAAAATGGCTACTGAAGTTAATAAAGAAGATTCAGATGAAGCTATGGTCATGTTTAAAGAAAATATGATTAATTCTAGAGAAGCCATGAAATCTAAAGCCAATGAAAAAATAGCGAGGAGTAATGGACGAGCAAAAACTAAAGGAGATTAAAAAGAAAGTTGAAAAAATTGCTATTTCTATGAAAAAAATAGAAGACGCAGCTAACAGCGAAATTAAAAATCCAGATGATTACCTACAGGTATGTGGAGCTTTAATGGCTGTTTGCAGAAACATGTACGTAAGTGGGCTTGGCATAGAAGGTGCGGCAAATATGTTTGCAGCTGTGGCAGAAACATTTATAGTACAAGAAGAAATAATACAGGAATTGTATTACTCTGTTGATAAACCAACAATACACTAAAGGAGATACTGTGGCTAAACCAGGATTATACGCTAACATACACGCTAAAAGAGCTAGAATTAAAGCTGGTAGTGGTGAAACTATGAAAAAAGCTGGAGCTAAAGGAGCTCCTACTAAAAAAGACTTTGTTAAAAGTGCAAAAACTGCTAAACCACAGAAAAAGAATATGGGCGGAAGTATGACACCTAAAGTTGGTGCTAAAAAATTTCCTAGTACATCACCAGGATTTCACCAAGCTCAGAAAACTGCTAAAGCAACTGGCCAACAAATGACCATGCGCAAAGGTGGTAAAGTAAAAAAAAGGAGATAATATGAAGTTATTAAAAGATTTATGGGCTCACTTAAAAGAGTGGAGCGAGTGGGGAATAAAAGACTGGATAAAAGCCGGTATAGTTGCCCTAGTAGTCATTATAATTCTTAAATCTATAATGTAATGGTCACTGACTCAAGAGATAATTATAGAAGAAGTCAAAACGAATATCAACGTCCTGCTGGTCAATTTACTCAGCGGGACGATATTCGTGAGTACATGGGTGGTGGTGCAGGTAAAAACTTTAGTGCCATGCGAGATATTCAGCAACAGCTTTCTAACATGCAAGCTAATGATCCTAGAGTTCAAGAATTTAAAGATAGAAGAAGACACTTTAATAGATACGATAAGAACGGTTATGGGGAAGTATTTAATAAATCTCCACTAGAAATGCAAGACATGTATCAAGGCATGAGCCGTGATGTAAGACAAACTAACAAACCCGTATATAATAAAATGTATCCAATAACAGGTGGATTTATGGATTATATGGATCAAGGTGGCATATACGGAATGGCTGCAAGAGGTATACTTGGAGGTTTAAAAAAAGATGTTACTGGTATGGGAAAAGATATTCTAAATAATGTCGGTATAGGCGGCGCTGTAGATTCAGATGAAGAAGAATTAGAAACTTTTTCAGAAAGAACATTTGGTTTTGGAGCACCTACCTTTCCTGGTAGTGAAATGACAATACCATACCCTCATCAAGATCGCCCAGACAATACAGTTACAATTGAAGACACATTTACAGAACCTCCTTTTCGTTCTATTCAATCTGATGGTTATGATGGTCCGATAGATGGATCTAATCCAAGAGGTCAAGTAACAAGTGCAAACCCTGCACCAGGAAAAATGGGTCTTGATCCTAATATAGATTATGGAAACGAAATGAATATGTTAGACGCTATAGCGGAAG